GGCTTTTGTGAATTTCTGCGAAATTGAGATTCGGGGATCGCGCGGTTAAGAAGATACATCTAAAAATATGTTGAAAAAGGTGAAAACATGGATGAACGTGTGGAATATTTCTTCTCACTCCTTGATTTGAATATGGTATCAGGCTTATCGCCGATGCATGCATTTGCAGATGCCCTTGAACATTATCATGATGTATTCTATGGAAATGATAATATTCCGGAAACCGGAGAAATAGAACCAGGACCAGAAAAACCAGGCAAAAGCTACCTGGGCGATGATTGGACATACGATCCGGAAACCAGGATACATTCAAAAAGGATTTCGGCAGAAGTGGTGATCCGAACTCTATGAGGGGCCGCAAGCCAAAACCAACAGCCTTGAAAGCACTGGCCGGGAACCCGGGATGCCGGCCACTGAATGACCGGGAACCGAAGATGGAAATAGCAGCACCACCGCGGCCGGATCCACCATGATCGGATGCGAAAAAACAGGGAGGAAATGTCGAGGGATAGAACTCGATCCCCATTATTGCGATGTTGCAGTAAATCGGTGGGAACGATACACCGGATTAAAAGGAATAATCGAGAAATGATTATTGAAGAAATAAAGATAACTGAATTGAAACCAGCCGAATACAACCCGCGAAAGATAACAGCGGAAGATCTTGAAAAACTGGTGAAAGGTATCACAGAATTCGGCCTGGTCCAATCGATAGTTATCAATAAAGACAATACTATCATCGGCGGCCATCAGAGAGTTCAGGCGGCAAAAATTGCCGGCCTGGAAAAGGTACCATGTTTCAGGGTAGATTTGACCAAAGATAAAGAAAAAGCGCTGAATATCGCACTGAACAAGATCAGCGGCCAATGGGACCAGTTTATGCTTGACGGATTATTGATAAACATCGAAGCCAGGGACTTGACAGGCTTCGATGATAACGAAATTCAAAAATCATTGGATCGGTGCGACAGTAACGAATTGAAAAACAAGATCCTGACCGAAGAAGAATACCAGCAATCAATAAACCTGGGAGAAAAGATAATCGGCCAGGTGAAAAAACGGGTAAACGAAATCACAAAAAACCATCCGGCCGAACTGAACAAAGCATTGATGGTAATAATCAACAAAGGCGGCGGCAGCGAATTGATATTCCTGGTAGATCCGAACCTGAAAGATATCGTCAGTGAGCTGAAACGGTATGCTGAATCTGGGATAACGTCACCGCTGGAAAGGATGTCAGAATCCATTTGGAAATAACGATCAATCTTATAAACGACACACTGGCCAATTATGAAAAACCGGTTATATCTTTTTCAGGCGGCACGGATTCGATGGTGTTGCTTGATATTATATACAAAAAAACAACACACCGGCCGGAAGTGGTATTTGTTGATTCTCAGATGGAATACAGCAGCACTATTAAATTTGTAAAAAAGGTCTGCGGTGAATATAGCGCACCTTTACATATAACTAAAGCTAAACGGACACCTGTTGAACAATGGGCGAAACAGGGCTGGCCGCTGTTGGGGAAACTGGCCGCCAGGAAATGGATGCAACGCCACCGGGGCCATGGGTACGGTATAAAACTGGATGTGTCGAGCTGTTGCCGAAACATGAAGATATCACCAGGCCGGAAGAAAACAAAGGCTATCGGCGGGGATCTGCAAATAACCGGCCAGCGCGGCGGGATGGATGATCAGCTCCGAGGACTGCGGGCCATCAAAGACGGATCAGTCAAATACTTGAAAACCGACAAGATGACGATATTCAACCCGCTGCTGGGCTGGACTGACCTAATGGTTCGAAGATACACAAAATCAAATAATCTTCCGGTACATCCCAGGAAGAAAATGGGCGCCATAACTATCGGGTGTCTATATTGCGGCGGCGGCGCACAATTCACAAACTCAGGATATAGAATACTGAGAATCAATGCGCCGGACCTGTTTCGAAAATATATAGTTGATTACAAAGCCGGGGAGGCTGTTTTATGTGTCAAGTATAATAGACCTTTACATTTAATTCAGGCTACGGTTGACAGCCTGGGCGGTCTGGCCAGGCTATTTGATACAAGACCGTGGATATTTGATTTCCTGGAAATGCCACCGAGAAGAGGATATGATAAATGAGGGGCCGCAAGCCAAAACCAACAGCCTTGAAAGCACTGGCCGGGAACCCGGGACAAAGACGGCTAAACGACCAGGAACCGGAAATAGAAGTAAAACAACCACCATGCCCAAATGACCTGAGCGAAGATGCACGGGCGATCTGGGATCAAACAGCGCCGATTCTAATTTCGATGAAGGTATTGACGGAGGCCGATTGGGCGAACCTAGCCATCTTCTCAATTGCCATGGCCAGGCTGCTGAACGCCGATAAGATGAACAGAAAACTTGCTCGAGCGGTGAACATAACGCTTGCGGATGGAACATCTGAAGATGTTGTTTTCGAGGGAGTAATACGAACAAAGAACGGGAACCTCCAGGTATCACCATTTGATTCGATGTTACGTGCTTATATGCAAATAGTGAACCGGGTGGCCGGCGATCTGGGTATGTCACCATCAATGCGGAGCAGACTTAGAACGGGATTCGTTAATGGCAAAGAAACCGAAAAAGACAAATTCTTCAAATAAAGAATTCTATTATGATAAGCCGGCTGCACAAAAGGCAATAGCCTTTTTCCCAACGTTCCTAACACACATGAAAGGGAAACTGGCAAACAAACCATTTCACCTGTTGCCTTGGCAGGCCGATGAAATCATAAAACCGCTATTCGGCTGGAAACGCCGGGAAGATGATTCACGGAAGTACCGCACCTGTTATGTGGAGATCCCCAGAAAAAACGGGAAATCTACACTGGCCGCCGGTGTTGCTCTTTATATGTTGTTCTGCGATAAGGAACCTGGTGCAGAAATATATTCATGCGCCGCCAGCCGGGACCAGGCATCGATCATCTTCAAAATAGCGAAATGGATGGTTGACCATTCGCCGGAGTTAAGATCAAGGTGCGAAGTATTCCAGAAAGCCATCATTATTCCTGAAACCGGCAGCGTATACAAAGCTATCAGCTCGGACGCTTTCAGCAAACACGGAGAAAATGCGCACGGAATCATATTCGACGAGCTCCACGTTCAGCCAAATCGTGAGCTTTGGGACGTCATGACAACATCCGTCGGATCCAGGGTGCAACCAATAACGCTGGCCCTGACTACCGCCGGATATGATAAGACATCATTATGCTGGGAACAACACGAACACGCCAGGCAGATCATCGAAGGCCGGATCGCAGATCCGGAATTCCTGCCGGTAATCTATGGTATGGCGCCGGAAGAAAAATGGAGATCAAAACGGACCTGGCGCCGGGTGAATCCTTCACTTGGAAAAACAGTACCGATGCGGTTTCTGGAATCGGAATACAGGAAAGCGAAACAGATGCCGGCGTATCAGAACACCTTCAGGCGCCTGTACCTGAACGAATGGACATCACAGGAAAGCCGGTGGCTCGATATGGAAAAATGGGATGCTTGCGGCCGGCGGTTCCTGCTGAAAAAACTACTCGGCCGAATTTGCTATGGCGGTCTGGACATAGCCAGCACTATTGATATAGGGGCTTTTGTACTGGTCTTCCCCATGGATGATGGATGCTTTAACGTAATAGCCAAATTCTGGATACCAGGTGAAGGTGTTGTAGCAAAAGAAAAACGGGATCGGGTACCGTACAGAAAATGGATAAAACAAGGATATCTGACCGCGACACCGGGCGATGCGATAGATTATGAAGCTATCAGCGAAGAAATTCATGATCTGGAAGAAATATACAATATCAAAGAAATCGGGTTTGACCGGTGGGGCGCGATCCAGTTGGCCCAGGAGCTACAGGCCGATGGGTTCACCATGGTACCGATAACACAGAAGTTTTCAGGTATGTCGGCACCGATGAAAGAAGTAGGCTCGAAGATTATTTCCGGCCATCTGAGACACCGGAAAAACCCAATACTCGATTGGATGGCAGATAATTTGCAAGCGAAACAGAATTCTGACGGAGATCTGCAGCCGGACAAGAAGAAATCTAGGATGAAAATAGATGGTATGGTGGCCATGATCATGGCCATGGATCGCGCCATAAGAAATATCGGCACCGATGAGGAAGAAGAATCAACTTATGAAACGGGCGGTGTATTTTTCGTATGAATAAAAAAACTTTTGATTTCTGGGATCAACTTATTCTGACCGGCGTCGCGGTAGTAGGATATGGTCTATACTTGATCTTCATCCCTGCCTGTATCATCTGGGCCGGGCTGTTTTTAATTATCACAGGGTACATTTTTGGATCTCAATAGTACATTTTTTGTACAAACCTGTTGACGTAACTCCCCCGAGGGTGTATTCTTTTATAGAATAGTATAAAAAAGGTTCCTCGGGGGAGTAACCATATCGGCATCTACGCTACAGCTCTGAAACGATCAACATTAGCCAATCCGAGTGAATGGCTAGTCAATATGATCTCCGGTGGCAGTAAAACGTCCACCGGTCTTTCTGTAACATCTTCCAACGCTCTACAAGCAACCGCAGTTTGGGCATGCGTCAGGTTCATATCTGAAACGATAGCAACACTCCCCCTGTTCACCTATCGGCGGCTATCCCCCCGAGGTAAAACCAAAGCCAGAGAACACCGGTTATTTTCTCTTCTTCATGATGCTCCGAACCCGGAAATGGATGCAGTGTGCTTTAAAGGTACACTGCAAGGCCATTTATGTCTACGCGGGAACGCTTATGCACATAAAGTGTTTAACCGCGGCGGTGAATTGATAGAACTCTGGCCGCTGCGTCCGGATCGGATGGAAATCGAGCGGGTAAACGGCAGGATAGTATATTTCTATACTGTTCCCGGTACCGGTGTCAGGCATGCTCTATCACAACGGTTCATCTGGCATATAAAGGGATGGGGCTATAATGGGCTGCTTGGATATTCACCTATTTCCTTTTGCCGGGAATCCATCGGCCTGGCCCTGGCAACGGAAAAATATGGGTCTTCATTTTTCGGTAATGGCGCCCGGCCAGGCGGATACCTGAAATATCCACAAAAACTAAGCCCAACAGCAAAAGAAAATATCAAAGATTCGTTTGAAACTGAGCATAAGGGGCTTGATGTCGCTATGCGGATGGCGGTACTGGAAGAAGGCATGGAATGGGTCCAGGTAGGTATTTCTCCTGACGATTCCCAATTTCTGCAAACCCGTGGATTCCAGACAGAAGAAATTTCACGAATATTTAACGTAAAACCGCATAAAATCAATGATCTATCGAAAGCTACTTTCAGTAACATTGAACAACAAAACATTGAAAGCACTATCGATACTATCCGGCCCTGGGCTGTCCGGTGGGAACTGTCAGCAAACCAGCAACTACTTGGTAACGATCCGGAACTGTTCACAGAATTTCTGATAGATGCCCTGATGCGCGGTGATCAGGAAAGCCGGTACAAGGCATACTCCGTCGGCCGCCAGTGGGGCTGGCTATCAGCCGATGATGTCAGGGAACTGGAGAACCAGAACCCGCTACCTGATGATCAAGGTAATATATATATGGTTCCTTTGAACATGGTTCCGGCTACTCAGATCGAAATCGTCATTGATCAGCGATCAGAAATAAGAAAACGTATGTTTGATGTATTTCGGCCCATATTCCGGCAAGCATATGAACGAATACTTGCCCGGGAACGTGCCGATATACTCCGGGCAGCCGAAAAGAAGCAAGGTGAAGAATTAACTACGTATGTTGATAAATTCTATACAAATCACCATTTATACATGCGAAAACAGCTAAATGCACCCATTGACACGTTCATTAGGGAATATGAGCGATCATTCAGCACAAAACGTAAAGAAATCATGTTTATTGAACCAATAAACAGCTATGTAGCTAGTATTGCTTGTGATTTATCGGGTATTGATGATCTGGAAAGCTGTTTTGATACTAGGCAGATAAAAGAAAACATTGAAATCAGGGTGAACGAATGGATGGAACAACTCTGGAGGGAGTTGGAAACAGATGCCTGAAATAGAACGACGGTATATACCTTTGACGGAAATTGAAATAAGGGCCAACGATGATGGCACCAGGACGTTGATCGGCTACGCAGCGGTATTCAACACTGACAGCCAGCCGTTATGGGGCGGCCTTATAGAACGGATCAGGCCCGGGGCATTCCGGAAAACACTGAAAGACGATACCCGGGACGTTATATGCGCCAGGGACCACAACCCGGCGATGATCCTGGGCAGGAAATCAGCAGGTACGGTACTTCTTAAAGAAGATAAAACGGGGCTGCGATACGAATGCCCACTTCCCGGAACCAGCTATTCAAACGATCTGGAGATATCGTTAAAGCGTGGGGATGTATTTGGATCCAGTTTCGCTTTCACACCAGAAAAAGAAGAATGGTCAGGGACGCCGGAAGAACCGCGCCGGGAAGTAATACAAGCAAGATTATTTGATGTCGGGCCGGTGACGAACCCGGCTTATCTGGATTCTACTGCACAGGTGCGCACGCGATCCATAGAGGCCGGCATTGCCGGTTTGAAACCCGAGGAACAGGAAGAAGATGAACGGCAGGTGCCAATCTCTATCATCCTGGCTAAAAGGAAGTTGGAACTCAAAGAAAAGGAATAATGGAGGTAAATACAATGAAGGATGCCATAGCACTTAGGCAGGAAAGGCAGAAGGTAATCAACGAAGCAAAGGCGCTGGTTGCCCGGGCAGAGGAAGAAAATCGGGATTTGAGCGATCAGGAAAAAGAATCGTACGATCGGATGGATGCCGATATTGATAAGTTTCTGGTAAGAATCAACCGGATCGAGCGGATGGAGTCTCTGGAACGCGATCTGAAAGAGCCCATCGGTGATTCCCTGAAACCCGATACAGGCGATTTGCCGACAGGTGACGAAGCCCGGACCACCGCAGAACTACGCGGTTATGAAAATTTCCTTCAGAATGGGAAATCCGCCATGAATCAGGAATTCAGGGCGCTGCAGGCCGACGCTGATATTTATGGTGGTTTCGTGGCCACTCCCCCCGAAGTATCAATGCAGATAATCAAAGCCGTAGACAACGCACTGTTCTTCCGGCAGTTGGCTACTACTTTCCAGGTACCGAAAGCGGAATCCCTGGGCGCGCCGGCTCTTGATAACGATCCGGCAGATAGCACCTGGACCGCAGAGATAGGATCAGCCAGCGAAGATTCAACCATGAGTTTCGGGAAACGCGAACTGAAACCGCATCCACTGCGGAAACTCCTGAAGGTATCCGAAACGCTGATCAGGAAAGGCGCCATCGATGTGGTGTCTTTCGTTACCAGCCGCCTGGCCTATAAAACGGCTGTTCCCCAAGAAAACGCTTTCATGAACGGTACTGGATCCGGCCAGCCGCTGGGTATCTTCGCGGCATCCAGCTCCGGTATCAGCACCGGCCGGGACGTTTCAACCGGCAACACCACCACCAGTATCGCGTTTGATGGTCTGATCGAAGCGAAGTACTCTATCAAAACGCAGTACTGGATGGATCTTTCCTGGATATTCCACCGGGATGCCGGTAAACAGATCAGGAAACTGAAAGACGGCGAAGGCCGGTACATCTGGGAATCAAGCGTCAAAGCCAACGAACCTGACACCATCCTCGGCCGGCCGGTTTATCTCAGCGAATACGCGCCCAATACATTTACTACGGGTCTGTATGTCGGCTGTCTCGGTGCCTTCTCCAATTACTGGATAGCCGATGCTCTGAACATCCAGATCAAGCGCCTGGACGAACTCTACGCCCGCACAAACCAGATCGGGTTCATCGTAAGTGCCGAAACCGATGGTTTACCCGTCCTTGAAGAAGCATTCGCCAGGATCACGCTGGCTTAACTTTATCAAAGCGAAACGGAGGTAAAAAACAATGAATCTTGGAAAAAATGTGAAGGTGACGAAAGTGATTGATTATGCCGGCGCTGGAACCGGGACCACCAACGGGACCGAAATCGACATGGAAGGTTTTGACGGCGTGCTGTTCATAGGAGCCGCTATCGGTACCTACAATGCGGGAAACTATCTGAAACTGCAGCAGGATACCGCCACCGGTATGGGATCGGCAGCCGACCTCACTGGTACAAAAATCACTCCTGGGGATAGCGGAGATGCGGTAGCAGTTGACCTGTACCGCCCACTCGAACAGTTTGTGCGTATCGTGGCTGTTCTGGGTGCATCTTCTACACTTGGAGATTGCTATGCGATCCAGTACTGTGCATCAAAAGCACCTACCAGCCACGCATCGACTATCGATACTGAAACCCACATCAGCCCGGCTGAAGGTACTGCTTAGAGGCTGATCTAACATGAAAAGGGCTATGTCAACCTGGGGGCCGGCTAAAACCGGTTCCCGGGCCATAGCATGAAAGGAGCCTGAAAAATGAACGAAAGACATAACAGAATATTGGGCATAGCTCTGGTGTTGCTTCTTATGTGCGCCGGTGGTGTAATCGCTCAGTATTCTATTCTGAATTATAGGGAACAGGGAGGATCCAGAACCGTTATCGGTGGTTCGCTGGATGTGGTAGACGGCGGTGATCTCGATGTTGAATCCGGCGGTTCCTTTAAAATCGCCGGCACTGAGGTTTTGGCGTCCGGGACTCCGTTGCTTGTTGCTAATGGTGGTACCGGGTTGGCTTCAGGGACATCTGGCGGCGTCCTGGCGTATACTGCTTCTGGGACATTGGCATCATCGGCTGCGTTGGATGATAATGGTGTTATCATTGGCGGCGGTGCCGGGGCGGTCCCTGAATCGATCACGGCCGGAACAGCTAATCAAGCCCTGATGGGTTCTTCCGGCGCTCCATCTTTTAGGGCGCTGACTGATGCAGATATCCCTGACGCTGTTACTGTAAGCGGTGGTACGATTGAAAATACCGTTATCGGAGCATCGACGCCAGCCGCAGCCGATTTCACTACCGTTGATGCCACTGGTGCTGTCACTGGTGGAAGTTTGACCGATGGGACTGCAACTTTTTCATCTGGGACTTTGACCGGCGCCGTTGCCGGTACCTTCTCCGGATCAGTGAAAGTTGAATCAAGTGGTTATGTAGTTGATACCGGTGTTTCAACAACGCAATCCGAATATGTTCAACGCGGCACATATACGCTTTCCGGCGGGACTGTTGAAGTAAGTATCCCCCTGAACTATTCAACGGCCTGGACAATAATCGCCCAATCTAGGACGGCAAATGCCGCCTATGTCTCGGCTGATACCACGGGCGCCACTTTCGAAATGACCGGTACCGGAAGCGATGCCGGTGTCTGGTACGCAAAAGGTTATTAGCATTCATTACAACTCCCCCGCCTGATAATGGCGGGGGAGTGGACCGGGGCTGCTAAAACACATGGGAGAACGAATAGGGATAGAGATTGTTGGTTTGATCAGTTTTCTATTCTTTCTATCATATGTTTTACTCTAAAATTGGGAGGTTTTTAACATGGCTGGAAGCGTAGTAATAACACAACCGAAACCGGAAAGCAGATTTCAAAAAATTGTTATGGTATGGACTTCAGCAGCCGGTGGCGCCGCAGATGGTACCACCAGCTCCGGATTTGATGGCGCCATAGACAGGATAATCGTCGATCATGGCACTGGCGGTACGGCAGCGGATACGGGATATTCGGTGGTTCTGAATGATGAAGATGGATATGATCTCCTGGACGGCGGCGGCGCATCTATCGTAACGGCTAACGGAACGCTGCAATTCCAGGGCAACAAAGGGTTATCAGGAATAGCGAACAGCACTATCACTATCGGCGTAACATCTGCCGGAAACGCTAATTCTGGTACAGTAACAATATACGTAAGGTAGGTGCGACATGAAAAGGTATATTAGATTACCTATTATCATAGCACTGATATTGATTCTCGGCGGTTCAAGCGCCTGGGCTACCAGTATGCGTCGGCCAGCTTCCGATTATCTTTATTACTATGGTTCTACCAGTATTTTTCGGGTAGGCGGCGGCGCTACTCCATTTACCCGCGTATTCGATGATATCGAAGCCTATTACGGCACCGATGATGATTATAATATCCGGTTTAACAGCGCCACGGATAAACTGGTGATCACCGGGGATACCGTTTCCATCGGTGGGACGCTCGAGGTTTCGAGCATTCTTTCCGTTACTGGGAATCTGACTATTGGATCAGGTGAGGCCGGCATTGATTACGTTCTGACATTCGATGGAGAAACAAACGATGGTGCAATCACCTGGATGGAAGATGAAGATAGATTTGATATATCCTGTGATGTCCAGATCATCGACGGTGGCCTGGATATGGGAGGCAATTTAATTATAAACCCGGGGAATCTTTCTGTAACAGATGCCAGCGGCGGTGAATTTGGAATTAATGGCGGTGATGTTACCACTAAACTCGGGACATCAGATGCTTTAAGTAGTTTTATAATCACTGATAGTAATAGTAATGGCATATTTACAGTATTGGGGAATGGACATGCTACCGGTATTTCATTTGAGGCAACAGAAGCCAGCGATGATGCTATCTGGGCCAGAAATGGTGGTTTCACCACGGGTCAAAATGGCGCTGATGGGAAAGTAACATTGTATTCTGAGCAAGGCGGGACAGATTATAGTGTGACATTAAACCCCAACGCATCGATGACTTCCACCGCTGATTTCTTCTTCCCGGCTGATGAACCGGCAGCTACTTATTTGTTGAACATGACGGCTGTTGGTGTTATTGGATTCGATACAAATAATTATCTCAAAGAAGTAATAACCGACTCTGGAATAGTATCGGTGGCAGTAAATGGAATAACTATCGAAGGGGCTGGTATCGCGACTACTTCTGGTGCCGGTGATACCGTAACGATCACGGTTACAGAGGCCGATACGCTAACATCGATAACCGGGCGCGGTGCATCAACTGCCACGCTGTCAACTTTTACGGGGGGATTAACACTTGGCGCTGATGATGATACCAGCAACATGATATTGCATTCAGCCAGCACAATTCAAATGTATGATGATTCCGATGATACCAGCGTTACTATCGGGCCGGTGACAGATGGAACAACCACGCTCGGAGTCACCGGCACAATTCAGGCTACCAGTTTTTCTGGTCCGCTGACCGGCAATGTCACTGGTAATGCTGATACCTGCACTACGGCCAGCGCCGGAGATAGTGCAACGGCTTTCTTCTCTTCCGGCTCGATAGAGCATGAATATGGTGGTCTGGAAGCAGATGTCAATGCCTATAATGGTCTAATCAGGATAGCTAGTGGATCAACTACCAATGTTACTAATCTTTCTGGATTGAATACAGCACTGGGATCATCTATCGCCGATGGTGCCCATATATCCAATTATCTGGCCGATGATGCCAGCGACATTACTACAGGTACATTGACTGCCGATAGTTTTGAACTTGGCAATGGTGATTATATTGGTATAGATGGAAGTAACGAGCGACTTAATTTCGCTACTGCCGGGAATATCAACGCCAATGGTGCAAATTTTAGAATCGGTGAAACCGCCACAGATAATGTTGTACCGGATTTCCAGATCATAGCAGACGCTGACTCCGATGGTGGCCAGACCACCAGCGAAACATTTCAATGGAAATTAACCGCTGATTCTGATCCGACTATGGCAGTATGGCACGCCACTCAAACCCAGGGATCAGGCTATCAATTTGATGCGTTTGTAACGGCTACCGGATTTAATGGAAACCTGACCGGGAACGCTGATACCGTGACCACTAACGCTAATTTGACCGGCCCAATAACATCAAGCGGGAATGCAACAACTATTGCGGCACAAACAGGATCCGGAACAACTTTTGTGGTACAGGATACACCGACTCTCACAACTCCCGAAATCGGAGCCGCAACCGGCACATCACTGGCACTCACAACCGGCAACCTTGATATGGGATCAGCAACGGTTGACGCCGGTGATTTTACATTGCAAATGGGTGGCCAGACTAACGATGGTAAAACTACGCTTGCTTGTTCGTCAGACGCCAACGCTGATTTTTCTGTCACTACCACCGAGGGCGATATTAGGTTTGATGCTATTGGGGGAACGGTAGAAATAACCATACTAGAAACAGGCTTAATCGGGATTAATCAACCCAGCCCGCTATATCCACTTTCAGTCAATGGAAACTCAAACCAGGATTTAGAATTTTTGCTTCATCTTAGAAAACCAGTCGGGCCTGGTGGGACAGTTGGAATACTCTTGGGATGCGGCGGTGCCGGATCGACAGGCACAGCCGCGCTTGTTCAAGAACACATCGATGGCTGGCAAGATGGCGATGTGCATATATTAAATCGAGCGGCTGGGAATGATAACCTCATGCCAACGCTTGCGCATAAACAACTGACCGTAAGCCAAGATGGCGAAATATACTTATGGAACATCGATGGGGCGGCCCTGGGCGGTAACGTCGTAGCTGCACATTACGATACAGTGACGAAAGAACTATTCTATGATTCATCGTCAGCCAGGTATAAGTCAAATATCAAACCCGGCCAGGCGCCTGAATTCCTTTATGATCTGGAATACCGGACATTTGAACCGAAAGACCGGCCAGGCGTTAAGGGCCATGGATTCATCGCCGAAGAAGTGATCCAGGTAGCTCCCGATTTCGTGGCCACCAGGGATGGGCTACCGGAATCGGTAAACTATTCTATGATGATCGCACCCATGATCCATGAAATGCAGTCAATGCGGAAAGAACTGGACCACCAGAAGATAATAAACAGTATCGCATCGGCGCTGTTTGTGATTCTGTTTGCGGTGGCTTTCAGGAAGAAAAAAGCACATTAGAAAGGAAAGGGGGCTAGAACGATGTATATCAAGATGAAATCAACAGCAGCCGGCCCGGGGTTCATGTATCTATCCGGGAAAAGTTATGATGTACCGGATAAACTGGCAAAAGCATTCATCAATGCCAAGTCTGCATTTGAAACAGAAGAACCAGCCGCTGCTGAGATCGAAACAGCGGAAATGAAACCTGATACCAGTAAAGCAGTTAAACCGGCACCAGAGAAGAAACAACGGAAACCCAGGAAAAGGAAACCGAAGAAGTGATCAACCAGGTTTACAAAATCAGTGTAGCACCGTCGGTGGAGCCGATGTCACTAGCTGATGCTAAAACGCATTTGCGTGTTGACGCATCGGATGATGATGATTATATCACTGCACTGATCAAAGCAGTCAGGCTTCACGCTGAACGTATCACTGGCAGGGGGTTTATCACGCAGACATGGGAGATGCGGCGCGATACCTTCCCGGCAAGCAATTCTATAAAACTGCGGTATGCTCCGTTACAGTCAATCACCAGCCTGATCTATAAAGATTCAGATGGTACTGATAACACCTGGGCATCCAGTAACTACGTGGTTGACACTTATCGGGAACCTGGGCTAATCATCCTCGAGGATGGAGTAAGTTGGCCCTCAGATACACTTTATGAAACGGGCGGTGTCAGGGTATTGTATGTTCTCGGGTATGGTGACGCGGCCAGCGACCTGGATGAAGATCTGATCCATGTGATGAAACTTCATCTTACGGTATTGTTTGAATGCCGGGCGCCGATATCGGAAATAAAACTGCAGCCGGTCCCGCTGGGATATCATGCGCTGCTGGAACAATTCAGGATACACGAATCATGGTAGCGTGTCGGGATCCGGGAAAACTGAATAAACGGGTAACGATCCAGGTATCAACGGAACCACAGGATACAACTGGTGAACCGATCCCGGACTGGTCAAATGTCGCGACCGTTTGGGCTTCTGTTGAACCGATAGGGGGGAATGAATTTTTTGAAGCCGGGTATTGGGCATCAGAAGTTAGCCACCGGATAACAATGAGATATAGAAGCGGGGTAACAACAAAACACCGAATACTTTATGATTCCCGGGCTTTTAACATCAAACGGCCCAGGAACATTGAAGAAGCAAATGTTTGGCTAGAATTATTCTGTGTTGAAAAGATCGACTGATGCCAGGGAAATCAAAGGCGCTGGTAGTCTATGGGAAGATCAAGACACGGATCGACATGGAAACAGCGAAGAACCAGGCAAAACGTGATCTGAATGCGTTGGTAAGGAACCTGAAGCCACTGGCCCGGGCATTCGGTGGCGTAACGGTAAAAGGGAAAGATAAGACATTCCGGAACCTTGACCGGTTAGCTGGCCGGGAAGCAAGGAAGGCACAGAGGAATGCGACCAGGGCGGCCGGGAAAGTAGTACAGAAAGCAGCAAAGGATCTGGTACCGGTCAGGACCGGGCTTTTGAAGAAGGAAATCAAGGTAAGAAAGCAGCCGGGCAGGATGCCTGATAGATTCAGTTACATCGTGCGGGTGGGGGCAAGCAAAAAGGCCTTTTATGGCAGATTTGTGGAACGAGGCAGGAAAGGCCGGAAGATGCGGATAAAACCGTTCATAGCGCCGGCCATGGATAACAATGAAACGATAGCGATGAACACGGCGATAAAAAGTTTCTGGATGAAATTGAAAGGGCTTATGCGGAAATGAGTATCCTGGAAGAAGGCTTATTCACGTATCTATCAACGCATACCGGTGTATCGGCGTTGGTTGATGAAAGGATATACCCGTATAAGCTACCACAGAATCCGACATTCCCGGCAATAAAGTACCGGCAATTATCGAATACTGATTTCCGGTCCCATGGTGGATCGTCTGGCCTGAACCGGAAACGGATGGAACTGTTCTGTTACGCAGCAGAATACCTGGCCGCGAAACAACTGGCTGATGCTCTGAGGTTGGCTTTAAACAATTTCAGCGGTTCGATGGGTACGGTACAGACACCGGCGGTATTCAGACAGAATACTGATGATGAATACGATGAAGAAGAAAAAGTTTATTTCGTGATAGTGGACTATTTTATATATCATGTTGAGGCGGTGAGCTAAATGGCGGCTGAAGATGAACATATCAGTGTTGGAAGTTGGAAAGGGTTGCAGAATTATGAATGCACGTTATGTGGATTCGCTTCACTGGACAAATTAACGACTATCGGCCATATCAAGATGCAGCATTATGGTAAACCCAGGCCAGTCATGAAACCAGAGTTGATGGTGTTGGAAGTAGTAGAGTTGGCGGCCCCAAAAAAAACAGTGAAAAAGAAGAAAAAAACAAAGAAAGGACGGAATAAAAAATGACTACAGCTTTGACTAAAACAACTGCACCGGATAGTTATGCTTCTGCAACCGTGGCTGTAACGGAGAACGCAGCCGACACCGGATCACAGAATCATTATGTATCCACGGGGAAAGAGTTGATCATTTTCCGGAACTCAAACGCGACCACGGCCTATACGATAACGATCACTTCCCAAACTGATGATTATGGGCGCCTGGGCCACATTACCACGGAAGCAATAGGGTCCGGTATTATGAAGGTGTTCGGGCCGGTAAAAAACCCAGGTTGGCGTAATTCATCCGGGAACGTACTCTGTGAAGCCAGTAACGCAAACGTTTTGATCAGCGTGATAACCGTACCATAAGCAACAATTTATAGAAAGGAGTTATGGCCATGAGTAACAGTGCAATTCATGCATTCGGTACCGCCTTAAAGATTGGTGATGGTGGCGGCCCCGAATCGTTTACAGCTATCGCGGAAGTGTTGGATATCACCGGTCCCGGGGTTAGTATGTCGAATCCCGAATCAACCAGCCATGATAATTCCAATGCATTCCGAACCTTCATGGGCGGGCTGCTGGATGGCGGGGAAATGACCTGTGATATCAATTTCCTGCCGGCCAACGCCACGCATGATGAAAACACCGGTTTGATCAAAGACCAGAACGACAGAACGCTGCGCAACTTTGAGCTTCAGATGGTGGATGGCGGAAGCCATAAATGGAGTTTTGCGGCGTATGTGTCGGGCCTGGACTTCACCAGCCCGCTTGACGATCCCTATAGGGCTAGTCTGCGGCTCAAAATCAGCGGCAAACCGACGCTTTCATAGCAGTTAGTGACACAATAAGAAGGGGGCGAAGCAAATGGGCGAAGCAGTAAAAAGTATCCCGATCACGTTGGATAAAGATCGGGCAGTCAGATTATCAATGAACGCCTTGATCACCGCAGAGGCAAAGGTAATGGATATAACAGGCCGCGGTGATGGTATTATCGGCCTGATGTTGTCCGACACTTGCCCGCTGACGGTAGTGATAGCGCTACTTTGGGCGGGCCTTTTACATGAAGAACCGGATCTGGCTTTCAACAAAGTAGCTGAAATGGTGTCCCTGGATGAAATAAGTAGCGTAAAAACCGTGTTGAACCTGGCTATGGTAAAACATCTGGTCAGGGAGAAACCAGCAGACCCTTTACAGGAAAAGCCGGTAGTAGTCAATTAAGCTGGCTGGAAATATGGAGTTATTGCCGATTTGATCTGGAACTGACAGAAAAAGATTTATGGCAACTGACTCCTATCGAAATCGATGCGCTGACATCGAGACATATTGACCGGAAACGGTATGAAGAACTGAAGAACGGTATTCTGGCCAGCTACCTGGCCGCTATATCGCAGATGTTCGCTAAACGGCCGAAACATTGTAAACCGACTGATTTTGTGTTCAGCGGCGGGAAAGTGAATGATGTAGAAGCAGATCCGGAGAAGAAAGCGAAAAGCCTCTGGAGTAAGATCGAAACCATTAATATGCTGATGGGTGGTGAAGATAAACGGGTACCCGGGTAGGTAGTTTCTTTATTGATTTAACCGGGAAAAGTGGATCCCTGAAAGCTGTTCTGAGGGATACTAACCGGTCTGTCAGCCGGCTAACAAAAGGTATCGGCGGTCTGACCAGGAACATGCTATCATTCGGTGGCGCCATCCTGGGTGTTCAAGGTTTAACGGTTGCGTTCGGCAGTCTGAAAAACAGTATCATTTCAACCAATGCCCAGCTCGAGAAATCAACACTTCAATTTGAAACGCTGTTCCGCGATTTCGGTGAAGCTGAAAAACAGGTGAAAGGGTTATTTGAAACAGCAGCCAGAACACCATTCAAGGTGGGACCGCTGATCGAAGCATCGAGGTTATTGACTCTGTTCATCCCACAAGCCGGTAGGACAGAGAAGATGTTGACGCTGGTAGGCGATGCTGCGGCCGCTGCCGGCCAGGATGTATCAAGCGTTGCCATGTGGTTTGGCCGGGCTTATAACGCAATGAAAAATGACCGGCCGGTGGGCCGCGCCATGATGCGGTTGATGCAGATGGGTATCGTCACCGCAGAAGCCCGAAATCAGATCGAGCAATTGACGAAAGTTCAAGGCGGTGGTGAAAAGAGCCTGGCCGTCCTGACGAACGAATTTGAACGGTTCGCCGGATCCATGGAACGGATGTCAAAAACCTGGGACGGTCTGACCAGCACCATGCAGGATAATATAGCGCTCATATCAGCCGAAGGATTTGAACCACTATTTCTGGCGGCAAAAGGCAGTATCGGTGCCGTTATCGATCTTCTCAGAGAAAACCGGGATGAACTCGTTCAGTGGGGAAACGATGCAAGCAGCAGTATCCTAGAATTTGCTGAAGTTGCCGCTCTGGGGACGGCCATGACTCTTGATACCCTTGAACCGGTTATCAGTGGCATAAAAAGAACCGTTGGCACTATATGGGATGCCTATACCAAACTGCCGGCCTGGGCTAAACCACTCGGTATATTGGGCGCTGTTATGCTCGGCCCGAAGGGACTGGCGATACTTGCGGCCGTTGGTGGTGCTTCATCGGCAATAGGTAAACTCGTTGGCGAAATGGAATCAGAAGTTGCCAAACCGACGCAAAGAATGAAAACATTAGGTGAAGGATCAAGACGGTTCTTTGTACCGCGTCTGCCTGGACAATCGCCAGCAAATCCACCACCCGCAATAGCACTACCGGAACCGCAAAGTCTGACTGAACGTGTTCAAAGGATACTGGACCGGATCAGGGCAAAGGTAGCGGAACCGCGGCCCGCCGGCCCGGCACCAGGCGCCACCACTCCACCTGGACTTGATGATTTTATCGGAAAAACAAAACAATCCGTAAAACTTCAAGAAGCCCATGTCAAGGCACTGGAAGATTTAAGAACGGTTGCTGGTAAAATATACGAAAATACCAGGACACCACAAGAAGAATACAATGCCCGGATAGCCCAGGCTAATGAATTATTACGGCGCGGGTTACTTGATCAGGATACTTATGCCCGGGAAGTGAACAAAGCAGCGGAAGCACTCGAGAACGCCCAGAAAAAGATAGTCAGTTTACAAGACAAGATGGATGAACTGAAACAGGCTATGAAAGGCTGGGGCCGGGAAGTGGAAGATGTATTTGTTCAGGCATTCAAAACTGGAAAATTCAGTTTCAGCGCCCTGGCTGATAGCGTGATTTCCGATCTGATCAGGATGGGTGTGCAAAAATCAATTACCGGTAAAGGCGGGCTACTCGGAAGCCTGTTCGGATTCAAGACTGGCGGTATCATAAAACACGGGTTGACTGCTTTTGCTCATGGGGGAATAGTAAACACTCCCCGGCTTTTCCCGATGGCTAACGGTGCCACTGGTGTTGTAGGTGAAGCTGGTGCCGAGGCCGTGGTGCCGCTTCCGGACGGCAGATCGATCCCGGTAAGTATGCAAGGCGGCCAGGCGGCACCGATAACATATAATATATTTGCATGGGATTCTGAATCATTAGCTAGTTTCGTCAGACGGAACGCCGGGGTATTCAATAACACGACTCAGGCCGGGATATCAGCGAACAAACCGATCAGGCAAAGTATCAGGGGGGCAAGATAATGGCAACGTGGCCGACGGCTTTAAGCCCGCAATATGTAACACCTTATCAGGTAGGCTCCCAGGACGCTACCGTGATCGAGGATTTTGGCGGCCCTGAACAACGGTATTATCACGCTATCCGGATCGCAGGGACAGCAGAAGGTGGTACAGGTGATACTGATCTGGTTGACACGGGCGCTTTCGCTGGATACACATCAGCCGGGCTGCAGTTATGCCGGATATCGGTTATTGCCCAGGATTCTTATTACGCTATTTCCAGTAAAACCGATGATGATAACCTGGTGATATCGCTTATCTATGGTGATGGCGGATTCACGAATACAGATCCATACCGAATAATGTTGATGAAACTTGGGTTCACACTCCATTTCAACGCACTTTCAGCAGCCGAACACGCGGCAATGCGGGCCTGGTGGATGTTTCATGGGAAATTTGAAACTTTCACCTGGACTGATCGAATAGAGAATGAAGGTTATACTGTCAGGTTTAACGCTGAACCGACATTCCTATATAAAGAGCCTGGGATATTCGGCGCCACGGTAGAATTTATCGAGGTTATCTGATGGCCAAATCAATGGATGCGGCGGTGGTGACAGAAGTAGCGAAAGATGCCTTACAGCCGATTATGCTTCTCACTATGGCCCTTACAAACGGAACGAACTTACGTTTCGCTTTACATCAGGCTGATATCGTTTTTGATGGAGATACATACGAAAAAACCGGCGGCGAGATCGGCGAGATATCAGAATCGTCTACCATGGAAATAGGCGAATTGACAATAACATTACCGAATGTTACCAGGGTTTTTTCAGCCTATGTTGCAGCATTGAATCCAACAGAACTGAGGGGGGCTACATGCACAGTTATCAGGGTATTCGGTGGATTACTGGATGATGCCACCGCTTTTGAAGATATCTGGGAAGGTATACTTGATAGCTGGTCGCTGAACGGCCGGAAATTTGAATGTGTTATAAAAGATTGGATCATGACGCTGTTCGATGAAATTCCCAATAGACGATGCGGCCGCGCCTGCCCGTGGAATTTTGGCGGCACCTATTGCACGCTTACAGCTAACGCCGGTGGTGGGGCAGGTCAATATGATCAACAGACAGCCCAAACGGCTGATGCGGGATCCACTAAAACCAGGCTAGTTGACGCAGCCAGGAATGAAGCTGATGATTATTGGCAATTTGGGCCAGTGACATTCACGACCGGAGATAATGCGGGATTGACTCGATATGCCGATACTTCTGATCAGGCAAGCACATATATTAATTTTGCAGTAGGGTTCCCATCCACGATATCGGCTGGTGATATTTATACCTGCAGCCAACGATGCGACCATACACCGAATACATGCCATGATGTTTTTGACAATATGTTGAATTACGGGGGGAACCTCAGTGTACCGCGGAAAAGTTACAGATGATAGTTTGATCGGGATTCCATACCATCCAGGCGGCCGGGATGTGTCCGGCCTGGACTGTATCGGGCTTCTATACATCACTTATGAAAAACTATTCAAAACCCATCTGCCAGAATATGATATCGAGGGAATGACCGATAAGTGGTTCACCGATAAAATAACTTTTTGGGGCGATCTGGCTGTCCACTTCAATCTGTTCACCAAACCGAGTACCCGTGGCGATATCCTTATACTGAAAATACCCGGAGCGCCGAAACCGCATTTTGGTGTATGGCTCGATGAAAGCAACTATTTTTTACATATCCATGAAGGCATTTCTGTAACAAAAACACATTATACCAGACCATGGGACCGGTTTACTTTGACCGTGTTAAGACCGAAAGTGAAAACAGATGGGTGAAGATCTAAAAAAAGTTGGCGGTTATCTCATCACCGGGGCGCTGGTGTTCGTTGGTGCCGGTGGTGCTGCCGCTGGTTCTAAAGCGTGGCTTCTTGGTGGTGCTGCCGCGGGGTATTCGGCCTATTCCGGATACCAGGCTGAAAAGAAGATGGACGCTCTGAGGGCCAGTACCAGAAGCCCACAACAGCGATGGGGTCAACGGTTTAACCAGGCTAGTGAAGAAGTAGTCAAACCGATCTGGCTGGGAAAAGGCAAAAGCTGGCCTAACATGACCTGGAACCGGGTATCCCCGGACGGCCAGACGATGGATGCTATCTATGAAATCGGTGAAGGTGAAGTCAACTCCATATCTGATGTCAGGGTTGACGGTAAAACATTGACCAGCCTTCCCGGGTGTACTTTTACCGCTTATCTTGGGACAAGTTCACAAACGCTCGATAGCCGCGTCACCGGTGATACGGTAATAAATGCGGCAGAAGATACCACAGACTGGACCGGGACTTCATTATCACAGGCTACCAGGGCAAAACAAGGAGAACATTCTGTTAGAGACACTATTGCAACGCCGGTAGCAACAACAGCCTACCAAACAAGGTATAGTTCTGTTCCTGATCTGGGTGCCCAAACAACGGCTAAATTTTGGTTTTATTGTAACCGTGCAAACGGAGCATTCACTACTCCCAGATTTGAGATAGAAGATTCCGGCGGTAATATATCATATTGGGATTTGACTTTCTCGGCTAATACCTGGACTCAAATGACAATAACGCTCGATACTCCGGATGGTAATAACGGTAGCGATGCCAATCTATCTGATATCAGTTTTATCGGCACAAACTTGATCGCCGCTGATACCACTACTTTTTCAGTTTGGATCGATTACGTCACCGCCCAGGGACCGGCAGTAGCTGTTACCGGGGGAATGCGGCATATTGCATACCTGGCAGTAACGCTGACGCTATCAGACCAGATCAGCCAGGAACCAACAGTGACTTGTATTGTCCAGGGGATAGAATGCAAATATTGGAATGGTGCGGCCTGGGTGACTGATACCGGGTGGACACATAGCCAGAATCCGGCAAACCAGATCACCGAAATGTATCTAAGAGATAAAGAGATCGGCGGCGTCGGCCTGGCTGAAACGAAGTTGGATGGTGCCAGCTTTAAAGAATGTGCGGATTATTTTGACGGAGTAGTTGATGGTCAAGCCCGGTGGACTTATAACCGGCCACTCGACGAACGCCGGCCGGCAGTTGATTGGATAGCCGATATTCTGGCAGTCTGTAAAGGTGTCATTATTCGCGGTGCTGACGGAAAACTGTATATGCGATGCGAAAAGACAGCGGCCAGCGATCAAACCTTTATTTTAAGCGACACAATCACCGAACAGAACAACATCAACCCCGGATCCTGGGGGATGCAGTCAAATCCACTAAGCGGCGAATACAACAGTATCAGAATCGGCTATATTTCTCCTTCACACGGGTACACGATTCAATATGTAGAAGATAATGACGATTCAGATATAGCCACAAACGGTATGCGGCAACAGACCTATGATAAACCGGGAATCAACAGTTACAAGCAAGCAGCCCGGGATGCCTGGTTCACCCGGGAAGAAATGAAAAGCGCCGGTAGGCTCATTACCTGGTCCACCGGGATACTGGCGACAGCCCGGGAACCTTACGATAGGGTTAATATGACACACCTTGAACCGGGTTGGGAAGATTACCCGATCAGGATATTGAATATTAGCCGGACCGGTGAACACATGTCGTTTCTGGGAAAACCTTATATATCTGATCTCCATGGAGATAATCCTGGTCAAAGTGAACCGACGAGCTGGTCAAGCACTCTTCCGGATCCGCTTGACGAACCGCCAAACATAAACGATCTGACATTGACCGAAGATTCCAAACTATTAAAAGGATCCAGCACATACATTCCGGTAATAGATCTCACCTGGAACGCACCAAACGGTTATTTTCTGCCATTGAAATATCATATTTGGGTTAAACCTTCTGGCGGTACTTATGAAATCGTGAACACGGTAACGAACCTATTCTATACAATTGATCTGAGGGCCACCACGGGAACAACGGAATATTTCGTAAAAATACAGCCATCCAATTATCAGGATATAGCGCCGCCGCTAACCGGTTGCCCGGAAGAAAGCATAGTTGTTGCCGGAAAGGATACGGCACCGGAAGATATTGTATTCGATTCCGGCACCAGCGCATTTGACCGTGAATTGCGGGTTGAATGGGCGCCGGTTTCAGATGGCGATCTGGCATTCTATGAAATCAGGGATGAAGATCAGAATTGGGGACTTGATACCTACAATATCAGTGCTTCTAATGATATCATGGTACTGACATCTGATCTTGGCGGTCCACAGAGTATAGATGTTCCTGATGGCGATTACACACCGACGGCGCTGGCTACTGCACTCGAGGCGGCCATGAATGCTAACGCTACGCTTACCGGGACCGGTACAATAACATTTGTTGTCACCTGGGACACATCTACCCGGAAATACACGCTTGATGCCGGTGGCGGGCACACCATCGATTATACGAATGCTGGATCAGATGCCGGGGCTACGTTTGGGTTCACTGCGGATACCGTAGCTGCCCAAACTATAACTAGTGATACAAAAGTTGATTCTCATCGGGTATTCCAGGGAAAAGCGACAGAATACGTTGTCACCGATCCCCCGAGCGATACCACGGCATACACTTTTTACGGGAAAGCACAGGACACTTCAGATAATTGGTCAGATAATTCCGATTCGATCACGTTGACTAATACCGTACCGGCGAACGTGGCCGCGATCAGCACAGTGGCTTTATATCGAGCGGTAAACTTCTCATGGGCCAGGAACACTGAAAAAGATCTGGACGGCTACACGTACCGCACGAAAGTCACAGCCGGCGGTTCATTCTCGGCATTCTCCGACCTGAAAGCCAATAGCGTCACCCGGGAACTGACTGACGCCGAAGTGGTGGCCAGCGGCGCGACAGCGGCCATCTATATCGAAGTGAAAGCGGTTGACATCTATTCCCAGGAAAGCGCGACGGCAACGGCTGCAAACCTGAACGCTGAAGATTCCACAACCATTGTGACTGAAAACGTCCTGGCTAAAGACGCCAGCGGGCTGTTATTGAAAGATAAAGATGGTGTGCTCGGTGTTCATGTTGACGATGGTGGAAATGTTGGGATCGGTGGTGTTGCTTCTGGTTCTTATGGGTTAAACTTATACGATGGCTTGGCACTACCTATTGATAAAAACATATTTTTAGGCGGAAAAGCATTTGTTCGATTGGATGATCCGGCCAACGATATATTTTTTGGTACAGGTACAGGTGGTGATTATCATTTTTATGGGAATGGTATGGCGGGCTATGGCAATATATATGTAGGAGACATGAACGTCACCGGTGATTTAGATGTTACTGGTGATTTAGATGTTACTGGTGATCTACAGGTTGGCGGAGTTATAAATGGAAATTTAGAAATATTAGGGGCGTGGGATGCTGGTGTTCCTTGGGCGGTAACA